ACAATAACTCGTTCACGTTCGTCTAAAACATCCAATAGACCGACTAATTTTTGTTTTAGGATGTCTTTAGTGTTAAACACTGCATCAGGTAGCTCAGCGTCTTTATTTTCGATCATATCCAACAAAGTATCACCGTCTTCATTGATATACATATCAAGATCAATTATTGAGGGTAGAGTTGCGAACTTATCTGAAAGTTTTTTACCCGATTGCTCAACTTCTTTCTTGGCTTTTTGTAAATCTTGAACAACATTAACCGGTAGTCTAATAGTCCTTGAGTTATCATTTAAAGACTGTATAATTGATTGTTTAATCCACCATACACCATAAGAAATAAATCTAAGATCTTTTTCCCAATCAAAGTTTTTAATTGCTTTCATCAACCCAAGGTTTCCTTCGGCGATTAGGTCAGATAAATCTAAACCTTGATTTTGGTATTGTTTTGCAACGGTAATAACAAAACGAAGATTTCCCACAATTAATTCTTGCTCAATTCGTCTTCGTTCTGACGATGGGGTATCATCTGACTTCATTTTTTTAGCCAGTTCTTTTTCGCGTTCTGCGGTCATTACCTTAATCTTTCTAATGTCTTTAAGGTAGTGAGAAATTTCCTCTTGGTTAATAGGGGCTCCTGTGTTTTTGTCTTTCATATGTAGATAATTATAGTGATTTTGAATATTCGTCTAATTTTTGTTTTTCAAGTTCCGATAAAGCATTCATACCTTCTTTACCTATTTTATCTAGTAACTCATCAAGTGTCATATTGCAAACCTCCTTCTTTTTAAAGTTTAAAATTAGATCCGCAATATCCATAAATGATTCACCACCTTTTAGATTATTCGTTCTTAATTTTGGTGGTGATGGTGTAAGTTTTTTCTTACTAGTTTTCTTTAACGAAAGAAGGTGATCTAAGTTGTCTTTATCAAGATTTGATACGGAATTTCTTGGTTTTGGTAAAAGAAAATACTCAAAACAATTCAAGTCATCTACAATAATATCTATCCATCCCGCCATTTCATCAATGGGTAATGCCGATGCGAAATGAAATATTGCATGTCTATCTCCGAACATAAACTTAACTTCCTTAGAAGTCATTTGATCGGCAATTGAACCTCCGATTTCGTTTGTCATTTGTTCCGAATCTTCGACCGTGTCGTTGAAATAAACAAAAAGTAAGTAATTCATATGTGTGTTTTTAATTGTTCAAATATAAAGATAAAATCGAGACTTGTGTTATTTTTATTCAATTCTTTTAAGAGATATTTTGAAGTAGTCCTCAGATATTTCGGACCCCAAGAAGTTTCTACCCATTTGGATTGCCGCTTTTGCTGTGGTTCCGCTACCCATAAAAGGATCATAGATTAAATCACCAGGATTAGTCCAACTTATAATATGATCTTTAACAAGTTGTATTGGGAATATTGCAGGATGTTGATACGCAATTTCATCCTCCTGACCATTTTTAGATGTCTTATATGTCCAAACATTGTATCTTTGACCGTATTCCTCAATAATTTTTTTCTTTCTTTCGACCATAGACCCATCAACTTGTCTTGATGTGTTTTTACCCCAACTACCAACTTGTCCACCATAGATATTTTTTCTGTCTTTAATTGAGTTAAAGGTTTTTGGTTTACCCTTAGAAAGAACAAACATATATTCAAATATTTGATGGTATCTGTTAGACGATGGGTTTGAAAAGTTATTCTTCATATAAATCATGGTGTCATGAATATTAAAACCGATCTCTTTGAAGAATAACGCTTGTCTAAAGGACGTTCCTGTTTCGCTACCTTTCTCGGTTCCGTCTCCAACAACCCAAACAACAATACCACCTTGTTTTGTTGTTCTATATAATTCTTTTGCAATGTTTTCAAAATCAAATGAATAACCATTAAATTCTGTTTTTTTACCTGTGATGTGATTGTTGTATGTTCTTAAATCATCATACGGTGGTGAAGTAACTGTTAGGTCAATTGAATTATCCAATACTTTGGATAAAGTGTTTAAGCAATTTTCGTTGTATATTTTATTTATTTCTATCATATTGTTCAAAGAATTTTTTAGCGGATATTGATTTATTTTTACCTAATGGTAATTCAAATACCTCATCTTTTGTAACTTCAATAGTATCGATTTTACCGCTATTAATCAACCTTTTATCGATAAGTATAAACCTATCCAAAGAATTTAATTTTGATTTAAACCCATCTTCGGTAACTTTTCTACCAAACCCTACTTCTTTAGATGATGCAAAACTAACTTTATCAGTTATTGTTCTAATTTCACTTCTTGTGTTGTTTTCTTCTTTAACATCAAAAGATGAATTTTCATTTTGTCTTACACCATTTTCAGAATTTTCATGTAAGAACTCACCTACCCGACCAAGCATTCTACCATCGTTAAACATTTCAATAGTTTTTTCGATAGACAACCCAAACCCCTTTGAGATTAATTCCCAATTTAATTCATATGTGTTAATTCTTTCCATAACACAAAATTAAGAAAAATATTTTAGATTACAAAACTTTTGACAAGTTATTTTCTTTTTTGATTTTAACTATGTTATCAGACCAATTATTAATAAGTGGGTTATGACTTATCACAAATATCTTTTCAAAATATTCTTTGATCTTAATAAAGAACTCGGATACCATTTCAAGGTTTTCATTTGAGATTTTACCAAACACCTCATCCATAACAACCAAATTTGGTTTTGGTAAGGTGCAAATTTTTGTCATAACAGATCTTAAAGCCAAAGACGCAATTGTTTTTTCATATCCCGATCCAGATGTCATTAACTTATCAATTCCACTACTATTATCAATCATCATGAATTCAACCTCATTCTTATCATTGATTCTAATTTCAAGTTTGAAGTAACAAGAATCTTCCATAAGTCTTTGGAGTTCTGAGTTAATTAAAGGCATCATAGTTTTCATTATAATTTTAGAAACTCCGTTTTTACCGTATGCCTCCAAATATATTTTATAAATCTTTTCTTTCTCCTCTTCCTCTTTTATTTTAACAATCATTTTTTTGTTATTGTTAATTTTTTCCTCTAACCCCTTAATTGAAAACTCATTATTTGAAATGTTGGTATTAACAATTTTTTTCTGTCCTTCAAGTTCATCTAACCTTAGATCGGCTTTAATTAACAATGTGTCTATTTTTTGATTTTCAGAAATTTTATCCTGAATCTCTTCCCACCTTTTAAGTTTGTCTTTCAAAACACTTATTTTCAAATCACAACTTTCAACTGAAATTTCATACTTTTCTTTAACAAGTTTGTTTTTTTCATACTCATCAAATTCTTTTTTCAACTGAACGAAACTTTGTTCTTTGTCGGATAAATCATGCATTAACTTACTTTTTTCCCCTTTATGACGGATATATCCGTCAAGTTCGGCGATTTTGGCGTTTGTGATTGATGCGTTCATCAACTCAATTCCACAGTGACCACATTTAATTCCACCCTCAACTTCAGACTTCAATTTATTGATCGAAGCGATTTCGGTATCAATCTGAACAATCTCCTTATATACCTCATTATATTGGTCTTTTATCTCATCGTGTTTATCCTCATGATAAAACTCACTTGGTTCAACAACTTTTAATTCGTTGATTTTAGAAATGTAACCTTTCTTTTCAAAATCAATTGTATTGATCTCTTCTTGAGTTTGGGTAGGATTTAATCTACTGATTTCTTGATCAATGTTGGTGTGTTTTTTCTTCAATATATCATCACGATATGTCTTACCTTTTACAATTGCGTCTTCAACATCGATAAGTTCTTTTTTCTTTTCTTCAATCTGATCTAAATTGGATTTGATTGAGCTTTCGTGCGTTTCAATATCACTTTTTAATTGTTCTGAAGAATATATGTTTGAGACTTTTTGTTTTGAAAATTCAGAATATATTTCTTTGGCAACCTCTTCTTTTCTTTTTAAAAATTCAAGCCCCATAAAACGAGATAATACCTGACCTCTTGCCGTTGGTTTTGATTCTAATAATTCTTCTAGGTTTGATCCTGTGGTAAGAATCGTCATTAAGAAATCTTCTTTGGTTCCGATTGAAGTCTTGATGAATGCTTCGGTTTCTCTTCTTTGTTCTCCGGTAAAATTCAATAGGGTTCCGTCGGATAACTTTTTAAAGAAATCTAATTCTGTTTTAACATTCCATTCACCTTTTTTAGATAACTTTCTTTCAATGTTTCTAACAATCACATAGTCTTCACCATCAATTGTGATTTCACCTTTAACATGAACCTTATCTTTGTTTGAGAATCGATTAAAGATCTCTTCCGCCTTTGTTGTTTTAGTTGTTTCATTAAAGAACAAAAACATTAGGAGGTCAACAGTTAATACCGTTTTCCCCCCAAAGTTTGGCGGATCAGATTCAACCACCACAATACCATTTAACTTATCAAAATCTAACTTTTGATTTTCACCATACGATAAAAAGTTTGAAAACTCAATGTTTCTAATATACCACTTCTTAAATTGTGATTGGTTTTCTTCATCACCAGACATTCTATTTTCAACCATTTTATTGATCGATAATACATTATCTGTTTTGTCTTTATACCCTTTAGATTCAAGAAAGTTTTTTAAAAGATCCAATTGATAATTAACATCACTGATATTCACTGAAACATCGATGGACTGCATTTCCTCAGTTTGAGTTGCCTTTGCCTTTGTTAAAACGTTTACATTAGTTGTGTTATACTTTTTTGAAAAGTAGTGTTTAACGCTTTTAATTTTATCTTGGGTAAAGTTTTCCGCAATATCTTCCCACACCACCTGAATGATTGGGTTTTCAAAATTTGAGAAATCCAAATCTTTTATCATAATCTCGTAATTAAATGTTTTTGCTGGATTGAATAAATCCATTTTTTATTCTTCTATTTGAGCCTCTTCAAATTCTTTGGTAATTTTTGCAGATTCCTCTTCATTTGGTGTGAATTTAAAGGCATGTTCTAAATATTTGTCTTCGACCACCTCAAAATTCATTTCTTCACCAAAACTTTCAACCTTTAAGTCTTCTTCTTTCAACTTATTAATTTGTTCTTGTAATAATAAATCAAACGCTTTTTGCATTCCTGATTTTTGTTGTTTAATTTTCGCATTTCTTTTTGCTACTTTTTTTCTGTGTTCTTTTGCCGCTTTTCCCATTATTAGTTATTATTAGTTATTATTAGTTGTTATTACTTGGTCTATTCTCTTCAAACCACTCTACTATACCGTTAATTGCCCATACGGCACCTGCCGATAACATTCCGTCAAAGAATACTGAATAATATTGATTAAGTCCAATCAATTCATGCCATGGCGAATAAAGAGCCAATGATAAAAAGAACCCAACCCACGTACTAGTACATAACATACACTGAATTAAATCGGAAATAAACTTACCAACCCCATTAAAAGGAGCGTATTTATTATTACCCCAATTATGGATTTTTGTTCTTAACCCATTAAAAATTGATCCATAGACCAAAATATTAGTCATTCCGTAACTTGCAATAATCCACATTAAAATTATCATAATCTTCTATTTAAATTTGATCCCCTCAGAAGATAACCCTGATTTTGGTTACCATTCAAAAGTTCTCGGTTTATTTTTTCCAACTCATTAATTTGTTGGTTCTTTTGTTGTAATTCACCTCTCAAGTTTTGTAACGTTTCTTGAAGTAGTTTTGTCTTGTCGTTATTTTCCTTTTCGTCTAAAGTTTGTCTAAGTTCGTCTAAAGTTTGTCTAAGTTCGTCTAGTTCTTCATCCCTTTTAGACATTTTATTTTGGAAATTATTTTCCATTTCTGTCGTTTTAGTGGAAAAAATTTGTCTTTCATTCTCAAACTCCTGTTCTTTAGTAGAAAATTCTTGTCTTTCATTCTCCAACTTGGTGATTTTTTCGCCAAGTTCATTCACTTGTTGATCGTCAGTTATATAAATTTCTTTTTCAACGACCCTATCGACAGGTATTTCTTTAATAACCTCTTTAATTACCTCAACAATTTTTTTAACTTCTTTGATGACTTCGACAGGAACCTCAACTATTTTTTCAACTTCTTTGATGACTTCGACAGGAACTTCCACCCGTATTTCACGGATTACCTCAATTTCTACCTGTTTTTCACCAACAATACCCGTTTTTAAGTCTTTTTCACCTTCATTAAGTGTTTTTCCCAAAAGCCCATATCGTTTGATATCAAAACCTTGTTTGAAGCATAGGTATATAAAATTATCAACATCCTTAATTTCTTGGGATCCACAAAACGCAGACACCGTCTGCATCATTTCCTTACTAAAAATTTTTGAGTTTTTCGGTTCCATTCTCAATATCTTCAAATGATTTTATGGAGAACTTTAGAAATGGTTTTGGGTTTGGTAGATCAACATATTCATATTTCTTAGTTCCGACATCGTAAGTTCCGAAACCGTGGTTTCTGATACTCTCCCCAATATTTTGTTGAATTGGGCTTCCAATCATATATCCTTTACCCGTCTTAAACTTAAATTCCTGTCTTTTGTGGATGTCACCACATAATACGGTTTCAAGACCATCAAACTTTTCAACATCATATGCTTCCTCACCAAAATCAAAACCAAGATCTGTTTTCATACCTTGTATTGGTCCGTGGAATAAACCAACTCTTATACCTTTAGCGTCTGTAATGTCAGGTGGGATATTTCCTTGATATTGTGAATATACACACCAACTAATATTATCATCTTCATAAACACCTCTGTCTTTATAATAAACAATATTACTGCTATTCAAAGAATTAATAATTGGTGATAGAGCGTCTAATCTTTCGGTGTTGTTAACCAAAAAGTCGTGATTACCCGGAATAATGATTGTTTTAGCAATTGATGAACATTCAGTTAAAATCCAACTAACCATTTCAATAAGTTCAGGTGTCATTTGATTTTTTGAATGAACCAAATCCCCTGTAAACACAATACGATCAGGCTCTAACTCTCTCCATTGTTCAATTGCCGTTTCCAATATTGACTTATAAAGATCGTGATCTTTAAAAAGACGAATGTGTAAGTCGGAAAAGTGTATAAGTTTCTTAATCATTTAATTGTTCTGTATTGCAAGTTATTGTCCAAGGCGGAGTAAATGGATCTATAGTTGGGTTTGCAGTATTTGGGAATGGATTAACCGGTATTGGTATTCTTTCAAATGGAGTAATCTTAATTGACTCCTGTGGTTCATCTTTAACTTCTCCCATTTTTTTAACAATAGGTCCTATCTCAACATTTTTATTTTCAAGTTTACCATGTAAGTAACCTTCTAACCAAATATAAAATTCTTTGTGTGTCATACTAATTCTCTTGAATAAAGGTTCGCTAATATAAATCTTGCTAATTTAAATTCTCTAACTCTGTTTAATCTCAAACCATAAGTTGATGCAATACTATCCAAATAAGGCATAGCTTGAGATACTGTCATTTTTCCTATTTCCATTAGTTTACAAATAATTCGAAATCTCCATTCACATGTCCACACTCATTACACATATATGTAGGGAATGGGACAATTGTGTCTTCATGACTTCCTGTTAATAATTTAGGAACTTTCTTCAACATGGTTACTTCTTTGAAGAATTTTGATTCGCATTTTTCACATTTGATAGTTTCTTGTTCTTTCAAATTGATTTTTGGTCTAATGATGTCGTCGCTCATTTTATTATATAATTAATTGTTAATTTAACTGGTAATTCGTTATCCCAACTTGTTGTTGAGACCCAAATTGGGGTGATTGTTGATTCCATACTGAATTATAATCTATTTTTTAAGTTTAGTCAAATGTTGTTTCATATCCATTTCTAAAATTGTGTTCATGGTTTTTTTAGAAACCCTATACTCATGGTATTCTCTTTCATCTGTTATAAGAACAACTATACATCCCAAAAGTTGTATGTTCTCATACTTGGTTCCCTCCAACATTTTTAAAAGTAATTTACCATAAAAAGGTAACTGAGTATTATAGTGACCCAATGCGTTGTCAGGTAAATCTTCAAAAGGTTTTTTCATTTTTTTGGTGTATCGAGTAACCGCAAAGTTCTTTGGTTTATTTGATTTCCAATCTGTTATTAGAATACCAAGATTACCATTAGTCCCAACAACCAACCATACCTTATCGGGTTGTCCCGTATATTCTAATTCAGGATGACCTAAAACCATCTCCGTATCTATTAAGATACATCCTCTTTCTTTAAGAAGTTCAATATATCTTTTACCGGCGATTATCATCGTATCACTTTTGATAATTTGTTCCGCATCACAATCAAATATTGGTTGACGAACTACTTTATCAATATTAAATTCTTTAAGTGTGTGTTCTTCTAAAATGTAATGACATCTTGATCCCAAGTTTGTTGATTTTCTACCGGCTTCGGCCCACTCACCCATTAGTCTTTCGGCCTCATCAGGATCTCCACCGGCTTTACTAAATGCGGCTTGTTCAGTTGGAAATTCATCGTAGAAAAGTTTCATGACTTTTGATACCGAAGGGAAATCCGATTTTAAAACACCGTTTTTATCCAACATGGTGTATTTATGACTTTCCTCCTCAAAGGTGAGTTGGAATTCTTTTTGTCTTTCAGAGATGATGTCTCTTATTTCTTGTGCAATTTTTTTTAAATCCATTATTTTATTATATGATAATATTCATCTTTTATTTCACCTCTCAGATCTGCAATATCAGAGTCTTCAGGTAATCTTATTAGTTTAATTCTTCCCCATAATTCACCACCATTTAACTCGTGATAAAGTTTAACCGCATTTTGCCAAGCATCGGCATCTAAACATATTGTTATATTACCCTTAGCCTTCATATATATTGTCTCAAATAAAAGTTCGGACATGTGTTTACCTAACATAGGTATTGCGTTGTCTAAAAACAATCCGTCAAAGGCACCCTCAACCAAATAAATGTCTTTTTTCCAATCTATAAGGTTTTCCCAAAATATAATTTTATCTTTTTCTGCTTCAGGGTTCTTATATTTGGCCCTTGACATTGGATCCCAACTTCTTGCAATATAATAGTTCAATTCACCATTATTACCATAAGATGGAATTATGATTCGTCCCGCATGGTCTCCCTTATCACAAAACCCAATTTGATATTTTTCGATCATATAATCGGAAATTCCCCGATTATGTAAGTAATTTATTGCTTGTTTTCTTACCGGATATACCTTACTTGAGTCTTTGAATAGGGTAAATCCATCAGGAAGTTTAAGTGTTTTTTTCTTTCTTTCTCTTTTTACAACAGTTTCTGGTTTTAAAACATTATATAGTTTCTTATGTTTTTTATTTCCGTATTTGTCAAATATTCTACCTAAAGATCCATGTGTGTTTTCACTATCGCCGCAAGCCCAACACTTATAGACATTATCTATGTAGTTAACCTCCAAATTGTGTTTATCCCTTCCATCGTCACATACCGGACAGTTGAAAGAAATTTGTCCACGGTTGGGATAATGAAGTCCATGATCACCAAGAACTTCCTCCAATAATTCAACTAACGCTTCGTTTTCATCCATCCCTTATAATATAATCATAAACTTTCAATACATCAACTACACAAAGTTTTGTCTTCTTTTATATTTATTACTGATATGCCGACACTTATAGAAATAACAACTTTGGGTGGTTCCTCACCTTTTGACGTATACACTTGTGATAACACATACACAACTTGTGTTTATGTATCAACAATTACGTTAGGTGATTTACCATATGAGTTCCAAATACCATTTATTCAAGAAGGTATGAACCCAATTGGTTTAAAGGTTGTGGATAACGACGGTTGTGTCATTGAAGAAATTTTAACAATATAATATGTGTATTAATTTGGGTTTATTTACGCCTGGTTCAGTAACAGATACTGGTTTATGTTCCGGTCCGTTCACTTTAACTATTTATGGTAATGACCTAAACGTAGGAACTTTATTATATACCGATTCTGGGTGCACTGTTTTATTAACCGATAGTTTATTTTATTCTGACGGTATTAACACTTACTACTATAAAACAGGTATAAATTCACCAATAGTAGCATGTCCAACACCAACACCAACGGTAACCCCAACTTACACACCAACACCAACGGTAACCCCAACTTATACACAAACACCAACGGTAACCCCAACTTATACACAAACACCTACAGTTACACCAACTTATACACAAACACCTACACCAACATTAACACCAACATTAACACCGTCTTCAACACCATCTGTTGATGTTTGTGTTCAGAACACAATAACCTATGATGGTAATTATATGTTGTCAGGGACTTACGACGGTTACAATTATTATACAGGACCAACTGGATATATATTTTATTCTAATTCAGAATATAGGTGGTGTTTAGCAGCAAATCTAGGAGATCCTTGTGTTCAATTTGGCCCTTTATTTAGCGCTTCATTAACTCCTGATTTGGATGATACGGTAATGTATGTTGGTATCTGTGTAACAACAACGACAACAACAGACCCTTGTGCTGGTTTAAATTTTGATGCGGTTTTTGATTGTTATATACCACCAACACCTAGCGTAACACCTACTATAAGTGTTACCCCAACATTAACACCAACACCCACATCATCAGATCCTTGTGGTGGTAGATACATTTCGGCAACAGGGTTTACGGTTTCATCAACCGCAACACCAACCCCTACTGCGACGCCCACACCAACACCTGTAATTGTTAGACCTTGTAATTTTCCGGGTGAAGTAACGTTTAACTCAATAAACGAAATTATTCAATGTGCAAATAGTAAAAAATTCAAAGACTGTTTTACAGGTTTAGATTATTTTACATCGGAACTTGTTTCAGTATCAGGATCAACATCTTCACCAAAAGAAGGATACGTCTATAACGCCATTATTAATGGTCAAGGATATTGTGTTATTTTTGAAGGTTTGTATGAAAACATAAGTGGTGTTGATAACATTCAACTTATAAATGAAGTGGGTTCTGCTAACTCAGGAGCTTGTTTACAATGTAATGCCGTTACTTCTCCGACACCTACTCAAACACAAACACCAACTCCTACACCGACACCAACCGCAAGTCCTTGCGTGTCTTATCAATATAGGGTTACAAATAATAGCCCTTCTCGTATTAAATTACAATATGTTGATTGTATTATTGGGTCTAAAACTATTTTATTAGGTTCATTAACATCAACTATTGTTTGTTCTACAACAATGCCAACATCCACAAACCCACAGAACATAGAAATAACAAATTTAGGATTTGTATGTTAAAAAAAAATATCGTCTAAAAAGACGATATTTCTAATTATCGGTATTTTAGACGATATTATTCCCAAATACCTTTCATTCTCATCAAACCTAACGCACATGTGTAAGCATCTGTTTGGTCAAAATTTTCTTTCTTTAATGTGTTATTTTTTGTATATAACCATTTAATTTGTGGTTCAAGTTTCGCCACTTTTTCCCAAATAATCATTTTTTTATCAACGTCTTTTGGTAAACCACCAAATAATACAAATTTCTTTTTGTCATTTTCTTGAACTAACTCAGGAAAAGCGAATTTTCTTGAGTTATAAGTTGACACAAACTCAGGAATAATATCTAAAATATTGTATATTTCTTTAAACACAAAACTATTGAACCTTAAAAGTGTTTGAATGGTATAAGCATTGTTTGAATTTAAAAGAGGCTCCTCAATTATAACCCTAACTATTCCAAGATTTTTATATTCTTTTAGTTTTTCCGCAAAAATTTCTGATTTTAATAAAAGTTCTTTTAACTTATCTTCATCTTTATCTACTTTAGGTCTAGGAGAAACGTGAGTTAATTCCAATAGTTCTTTTGTTTGAATATCGAATAGCGCCCAACCAATTGTTTTAGTTGAGATATCAAGACCTAAAACTTTAGGTGAGTTTTTTAAACTTTTAGCCATAATTTTGTATTATTTAAATATTATAATTGAAAATAAACAAAAATGTAGTTTATTAGAGATCAAGTTTCACAACATACTGTTGGATACCTTGTCTTAACACCGGTGATTGTAGTTTTGACATTACTAATATATCTTTATTTTCGTCCAATAAAGCAATTTCCGAAACGTAAGATTTTGTTCCAAATGTCCAAGTAGGGTTTTGTGAAACTAAAAATTCGGTAGAACTTAAATTTATCTTATATTTCATTTCATATATAGTTGCTTGGATATCGGTGTCTAAACTTCCATAAAAATAATATTCATCACCAAAATTTAATTTTGGGCCTGTTGTGTTAACCGGGACTAAGTCAATGTAATTATTAAGATTGTAAAACGGTGCCGCTGAGTAATTTTCTGCGGTTACAACAAAAGTTGTTGCCGTTAAAGATTCTTGAGTAACATATCCATTAATAAACGTAGAACTTATTTGATCCGTAAAATCTATAAGTTTCCAAGATTGTGGATTTGGTCTTTCACCGACTAATGTTTTTTGTGCTAACACTTGGAATTGTGTTGCGTAAAACCCTTGTGGAACAACACATGTAGGACAATAAGTTGTTGTCGTCGTTACAGGATTATTTGTTGTAGTTGTCGTTACGGGACTGTTTGTTGTTGTTGTAGTCAAAGGACTATATGTTGTTGTGGTGGTTGTTGGTGAATACCCTGGTTGAACTAAACAAGGGAATTCCCCCGCGAATCTAATCGCAACGTTTTGAGGTGTGTCAGGTGTGCAGACATTTTGAGTCCCAACAACACTTGTATAATAATTACAATGTAATGAATTTGTGAAATCGTAACTATTTGATAATCTATAGGTTATCCAAAGTGTTTCGGCTCCTCCCGTTAAAACTCCTGTGGTATTCGATGTCCCACAAGTATTTGGTGTTAATAAAGAAACTTGTGGAGATGTTAAAGTCCAATTTCTATTTGACTTATATGAAAGTGCCGCAACAATTTCTTCATCATCAATAACGATCATTTGTGAATCAGGATATACTTTTCCAATTCTACTTGGTAAACCATTTGGTTGTGCAAATGTGTCCCATAAGTTGAAGTATCTTAACCCGGGTTGGTTCATGTTTGATGACACATTGGATTTTGTATACTGAACTTGGAATAGGTTTTTATTATCAAATCCCGGAGGATCAACATAAAAAGTTTGTCCAAAACAACATTCTGAATTTTTATGCCACATTAAAGTTGGCATATATAATTTAAAGTTTCTTGCTTGTCCTTGGGTGTTCTCAGGATTTTGATTATCGTAAGGTTGCATTGCAAATTTCTCACCATAGAAGAAATCAATAGTTTGATTTGTATAGTGGATAATAGCAATTGCCTTTTGTTCTGCTGGCGTTACAACTTTTTTCTCACCAAATGAATTATAGTAATACACATCATCAGTTGATGTTTGAGCACTTGTTGTGTAACCCAAATATTCTTTTTGTCCAATGTAAGCGATAGACCCAAACTTGGTGTAGTCATCGTATTGTGATGAAATTAAACCCGCCGGATTTTCGGTCCAAGGAATGTTCATATTCCATATTTTAACATCAAATTGATCCGTATCACAAACTGATTCAAAATCAATAACACTTTTACTCCAATGTGGTTCAGGTGTAAAACTATCATACAATGGAACCATCGTTGGTGGATAAATTAACGCTCTTGCAATACAATCTACTGAAAGATTTGTATAATCAGGTGTTACTCTATCTAAAGTAAGTTTGTCCTGACAGACATTTATAATTCTATATGTAAGAGTTGGGTAACATCCAAATACCATCTTCTCACAACTTGGTGGTGGAGGTAAAGGACAAACCGCACTTGGTGATGGTGTTAAACAAGGTGTTGCCGTTGGTGATGGTGTTGGTGATGGTGACGCACAAGGATTTGTTGGTGTAAATGAAGGTGTTGGTGTTGGCGTTAAACTTGAGACCGGTGTTGAGGTTAAAGTTGGTGTTGGTGTAGGCGTAGGAAACCCTGTGCAATTACAATCGTTCTTACCTAACCCATCAAAATATATTGTAACAAAATCACCGATCTGTGGTGTTCTATTATTTAAAGGATCACAATCGATTCTATAAACACTAATTTCATTAGACCCATTTAAAGAATACATATCAACAACATAATTAGGGGTTGACACATATTGGTTATTTGTCAAAGCCTTCCAATTTATAGTGGTTGCGGTTGTATTACCTGAAAAGAATCCTCTTGTTGCTGCCCGATTAAAAACAGATTCAATTTGTGAATCCATAAATGGTATTCCAAATATGTTTGTTTGATCTTGATCAACTAAATAAGGGTATTTAATATATTGTCTATTTGATTCAGGAACCCCAGCACTATTTTGAGAATTAAATTGAGGTTGTAAAATTACAGTATCGGACTGATTATAAGTTGACGGTAAAGTATTATAGGAGATTTCACTATCCCCTATAGCAAAATAAGCAATTCTAAAATTACCTTCCGATAATCTCTGTCTACCCGTATCTGTAACTCGGGTATTGACTAAACCTGAAGTATTTTTAATTATGTATGCCATTTAAGAATAAATATTATCAATTGTTTTTTATGTTTAAAAACTTATCGGTGTTGGTATTTTAGGGTTAATTAAATTTAAACTACAACACAAACAATTATTAACTATTGGATTTGTCATTGTAAAATAGTAATTTCCAACAGCAAGTCTACAAAGTCCAGGTGTAAAGGAAACTATTGTGTTGGTTGTTGACCCAGTAATTGTTTGATTACTAGTAAAAGTAAGTGTATTTGTATAAGTTCTTTGGAACTGATATGCGTTTATTGGTCCTCCGGAAGTACAAGGTCCTGTTATGGGAATAATATTTGTTAATATATTAGTAAATGTCATTGTATATGAACCATCAATTATTGTTGTGTTATTATATCCAGGTGCTGGTGTTAACGTTGTTGGGTAATACGCTAATATTGATGTCATAACCAAATCAACACTTAGTGTGACTCCACCAGGAAGTGTTGGTGCCGTAATTGAGAATGTGTCTGTCGCATAGTTAACAATTAAAGTTAAGGTATATGTTGTGGGTGGTGTATTTGAAATTGTTACGTTTCCAAATGTTCCTACCACATTATTAGAATCTTTTGCGGTTACTGAGTATATTCCCGGTGTAAGATTATTAAATATTGGTGATGATTGGTATGTAGATCCTCCATCAACAGAGAATGTGTAAGGTGTTACTCCACCCGCGGCGGTAACTGTAATACTTCCTA